GAGGGGAATATTCAAACATTGTTATAGTCCTGGTATCTTATTTAGGGAGTACCGAATGGGTTCTGTTCAGTAAAGTCTAATATGCTATCTGCTTCTGTTTCAATATTAATATTATCCGCAAATCCATCGTCTGTTGGATCTGTATTAACTATTCTTAGAGCATGAACTGAACCTGATAAAGAACCAGTTATATTCTCTCCAATAGAGAATGTTCCAGAAATTGAAGATACTTCTAAAATATTTGAGACAGAATCCCATGTTCTTACTTTACCAGTTGCCCCACTTATTGCACCCGTTACAGTTTCATTGAATCTGTAATCTCCACTAGATCCAGCAGCTGGAGCAGAGAATGTTGCAGTAAGTGGAAGATCGCCAGCAGTGTAACCAGCACCAGTATTAGTAAATCTAACATCAGTAACAGATCCAGCTGCATTAATAACAGCAACAGCAGTAGCAGTTGTTCCAACTCCTGTTGGACCTGCAAATGTTACAGTCGGTGCAGTTACAAATCCACCACCAGCACTTGTAACAGTCACAACACCCAATGTTCCATCAGCAATATATGCAGTTGCTGCAGCACCAACACCAGTATTACTAGTAAATGCTACACCTGGTGCAACAGTATATCCTGCACCTGGATTTGCAATTTCAATTGACTGTACTGATTTTTGGTTAAGTCCTATATTTAAATTACAATATTGAATACCAGCAATTAGAACTGCAGTTGCAATACCTGTTGTTCCACTAGAAGGTGCTGACGATAAACCGATTGTAGGAGGTGTAATGTATCCACCGCCCCTATTCGATATAGTGAAGTAATTAAGTCCACCAGTTGCCACTACACCAGTATATGCAGCAGCAGTTGATGCAGCACCTACCAAAGTGAATGTTTGGGTTGGGCCTAGTATTGTTGGTGTTCCATCTTCAGATGTTCCATCAACATTATCACCAATCAATTCATTATCAATTTCTTCAACACCTGTATCAATAACCTCATCTTCGTAACGGAAGAGTTCACATCTCAGTTCATAAACATAATTCTTTTGTAGTTGATAGAATGGTTTTTCATGTTCTACAAACTTAATTTCAAACAACCTATCACCTAGTGGGAAATAGATTAAATCACCTTCCTTTGGTCTGGTTGTTAATTTTACATCTTCTTCATTCTTCATCAATGGTTCGATATAATTCTCCCATCTCTCTCTAGAAATAGTAAGAGTTATTTCATTTGTTTGCTCAATACCAAACTTACTTAAAAGAACTGGATTATCACCATATCCATCATAAGTATCTACATATGCCTCAAGAGGATATGCATCATCAAATTTAGATTGTACAACTTCCCTTATTACAGTATTTTCTTTTATATATTTGCGAGGCATATAATGCACTTCAACACCATACATCCTCAACTGTTCGTTGATTAAATCCTGAACTAAATTTTGTTCAGATCTAGCCCCTTGCTGAAAATATGGATTAAGTGCCATAATATTAACCTATCATATCTAGTGGTGGTATTTCATAAGTATTGGACATCTGATCTCTAATGATTTGAAGTTCTTTCTCTGCATCATCATACATTTGCCGTCCGTTTAATTCAACACCACCAGGAAGTTTTACTCCTTGGAATTTCATTAAGTTTTGACCCCATTGCCTTTTCACTAGTTGGGTCACATATCGTTTTAAGAATGAATCATTCCATACTCCAGTAGAAACATCTGGATTTATTGCTCTAAAAACATCGAATACCAAATAATCATCAACTGTTACACCACCCCAATCAATATCAATATAAATTCTATCTTGACGTTGATTAAATCTAAACTGTTTCTGAGTAGTCAATAAGAAATCAATATCAGACAAATAAGACCTTACCATAGCATAATTCATCAACTGAGTAGCACCATAGTAGTAAATATCATTTAAGAACAACTGATACTTAACACTAAACATATTGTTAGTAGATGTAGCAGATCCATCAAAATGAAAAATCTTTTCTACTCCAATAATATCTGGAGGAAGTGGTAAATAATTGCTATTTTCATAAAACTTAAATTCTGTAGTTAAACCAACATTTTGAGTTACTGTGGTTGTAGTTATTCCACTAACTTCAGTATCAGTTAATCCTCTTCCCCTATCAATATCATCCTGAGTTATTTTATACTTTACATAATCCTTAGTTACACCATCAAAATGACGTTCATGAAATATTTGAATAGCATCATCTACTAAATCATCTATTTGTTCATCAGCTACATTAATCTCCAATACAGGAGCACCTAATTGCCTCTTGCAATAGTTTATTAAGTCTGATCTACTTGCTGGTTTTGCCATTTGCGTCTACTCCTTAACAGTATTTAGGGTGCAGACGATACACCTGCATAAACCATAATATTACCATTTACTATGTTATATATCGTTGATCCAGATCCTACCAAAACATTATAAACATATCTACCTTCACTTAATGCTCTAGTAGCAGCAGATCCTAAAGAAATTTTTACAGTACTTAAAGTTGCTGATGTAGTAATTCCTGCAGTAAAGGTTGCAGATGCACCTAAAGTAGCACCAACTGCAACACTCTTTGCAATTTGTGAAGATGCAGACCATGCAGTTGTGAATGCGTATGGTGAATTTGAAGTGTTTACTACATTAAATGTTGCTTCAAAATTAGCACCACCCTGAATTGTCAGGTTAGCCGCATAAGGGACTCCTGAACTAGGATCAAATGTAATATTTTTACTTGCCATTTACCAGTTCCTTGAGTAGATTTTTGATTTCATTAATTTCACCTTTTAAACGTGATAGGTCATTTTCCATCACATCCAATTTATCATGACCTTTATCTCTCACTTGTTTTCTCATCATATACTTATTAAATTCTGTTGTATCTGTATTTACGATTGAATTTGAATCAATATTACGAGATAAAGAAGTTTGATCTTTTACTTTTTGTAATTCCATACTATGCAAATGCAATTACTCTCAAAGCTCTGACTTGAGGAACATAAACTTGACTTGTAGAAGTTGCAACTAATTTAATTCTATATGATTTAAATGACGGTAAATTGTCAATAGTAAATTCATATGGATTAAATTCCAAATTATTTGAATCAAATGATTCTTCATTTGTCGGTGCAATAAATGTATCAGATTGTCCATTATTCTTAGCAAGATCAATAACTTGACCATTCTGATCTAAGTTAGCATATCCAGGGAACGGTATGAATATTGGATTAAAGTTTTCCTTATCACTAATTGCATAGAATGCTCTAATATCATTTCTAGAAGTTAAATGCCCTTCTAGCATAATTCTTATGGATGTTGCTGGATTAACCAATTCAACTTCCTTAGAAATATATCGGAAAGCAGTAGGATCTGCACCCATTTCATTAACTCTTGGATCAGTTGCAAAATCAGTAATTACATTATTAACACGGTTTGATGTCAATACAAGAGCAGATCTTTGTAAGTCAATTATTGGACTTAATCTAGAATCTGTTGTTCCCAAGGTCAATTTCAAGTTAGCAGATTTACTACCAGGTAATGCTGATAATTTGTTTTCTGCATTTACATTTGATGCAATTAATCTTGGACTATCCATCCAATTATTATCATTTAAAGTAACAGTTTCAAATCCATTATCAACATAAGGTAATTCAATACCATCAATACTTTGACTTGTTACTGTTCTAAGTTCTCCTGTCATGGTAGTACCAGGAACAGATAGTGTCTGAATTGCAGGAGTTACTAACTCATATGGAATATTCTGAGATGCTTGAATAGCATTACCACCAGTTGATTTTGTATTATTTAAATACAGTTTGGGGAATGATGTTCCAACTGCTCTACTTGTATTGTTTGCATCAAATGTAGTAGACATATCAACTTTAATATTGTAATGATCAAAACCAATAGCCTCCCCCGTTCCAGTAGCAGTTGTTGTTACTAGATCATGAGTTTTATTGATTCTCAATAAGTTAACGTCACTCAATTCATACTTATAAACTGGAGTTCCTACAGGATAATTTCTAATTCCTGTAAGAGTACTAGAACCAATCGAGGTAACCTTATCAACAGATCTAGTAATATTTCCTCCAATATTATTACCACTAACAGCAGTATATTTAATAACTTCATCACCTATTTGTAAGAATCCAGTATTAGTTGTACCAACTCCTACATTTTCAAAGGTAGAGAATGCACTTGCATCTTCTACTGAT